ATGAGTCGAGCGCGGACAGGTTTTTCCGCACCCCTGTCCGTGTGCGCGAGAGGCAGAGAGCCTGCTTCACGGTTGGCTCCGGCGCCCCATATCCCCACTGATGGTCCCCCATCATGGCCCGCACCTTATCTTGGCTTTCGGTCAGGTACACAAAATAGACCTTTCCTCGGATAGCCTTTTCGGATTTGCCCAGCGCCTTTCCTATCAGTGTGTAGCTGTCGCCCCGACGGATGCCATCGGCCAGCTTATCGAAATCCTCTTGTGTCCAGACTGCTGCGCTCCCGTGGTTATCGGCCCTTACTGGCCTGTTCTTCAGGCCGAGGTCGGTACACCTGCGCTGGATAGCCCCAGCCGACCTATGGAGCACTTCTGACAGCTCGGCGTACCCATAACGCTGCTGCTCCAAAAGAGCCTTCAGCCGACTGTCCTCTTCTGGCGTCCACGGGTCCTTGCGCTGAACAGCGAAGGCCTGAAAATCTTTCCGACGCTGCTCGGCCACCCATTCCGGCTCCACCCCCAAGGCCAGCGGCTCCATCTTGGAGAAGTCCAGAAAGGCGCGGTTTTTCTCGGCCCACACCCAGAATTCATCCAGATAGACCACGCGCCATGTATGGGCCAGGGCCTTTTTCATGTGAACTGGAAGCCCTCGCTTCTCAACCCAGCTCTTAATTTTGTATGAGTACGATTTCTTCGACCCTGTGACTGCGATGACAAGCTGATTGAGTGTCACATAGTCGCCGCTGTCCAGAAACGCGCCAAGGCCTAATTTGCGGGCTCGGATGGTGACAGCCGTTTCCGTTCGGTTTAGCCGCTTAGCTATTGTGGAGATCGTAACCCGTCCCCAGTTTTCGGAAAGATATTCTTCTTCGGCAGCATTCCAATTTGGTCCCTTCGCCCTTTGTCCGCGTTCTCTGCAAAGTTTCATCCGGTGTCGGGCATTGGCTACTTGGGTTTCGTGAACTTTGAATTTTTTTGCAAGCTCTGTGTCGCTGAACTCCAAATAATGTTCACGGATATATGCAACCTGCTCCTGGGTCAACCGTTTATTGATTTCCCTCCCCTCCCTTCAAAACAGAGTGAGTTGACCGCCTTTGCCTTCATTCAGTTCTGGCCCTACTGTGCCAAGCGGCTCCGGGGCCGGCGTTTCCGCCTGGCCTTTCGGAGCCGCCGTGAACAGTACGCGATCCATCTGCACCCACAGCCGGCGCCAGTGCCAAACGTCCCGGAAGTACATAGGCGTGTACCAGACGTTTGGACCGTCGCGAGGAATGAGCCCATGAGGGTCAATCCCTGTTATGGGGCGGGAGATGCTGTCGTCTATGACCACATACCCAGGGCAGCCCATGAGGCTCAGCTGGATATAGCACATCATCCCGGCCAGGAAGTCGATGTCCTGGGCCACGAACAGCACCGACGTCTGGAAGTTGATGTCGTGGCCAGGACGGCGGCACTCGTTGGCAAAGGCAATCAGCAGGGCCCCTGCTCCGCAGGCCGGGTCGTTAACGGCCACCCATCCCCTTTGTTCGATACGCGCCTTGAGATCGTCGCCGTAGGTCATGCCGGACATCGCCCGGCACACGGAGTACGGGGTGAAGAACTGCCCCTTCCACTCGTTGCTGAGGCCGAGGGCCATAAACAGCTCCCCGAGGAGGTCTTGATCGGGCTCTCGCTCCATTTTCATAGCCACCTCCGCCAGCATCTGTGCGAATACCTCCAGCTCCTTCCGGGAGTACCGGGAAGCGTGCTCCATGTACTCGCGCTCACGGGCCTCCCGGTGAGGGCCGCCCAGGACGTTCGCGATGCTGATGGCGGACATGATGATGAAGTCCTGCCACACTTCCCACCTGGAGTAGCGGCCGCACAAGCCGTCCAGCAACTTGACGATATTCTTTTGGCACTCACCACGGAGACGGATGGCCTTTCCCATGGCTTATCCCTCCGCTTCCGGCGCGCCGTCGGCGGCCTTCGCCTGGATGGCAGCCTTGGTCTTGGCGATGACAGACTTGACGCCCGCATCGAAGCCGCGCTGGTAGACTGTCTGAAGATATTTCTCCATCTGGGTCTTATCCATGTGTTTTACGGCCTTGTAGTCCTCACGCCTCATCATCGCTCTCGCCCTCCTCGCCGTCATCGTCATCGGGGAGGTCACTGGGGAGCACCTCTCGCGGGTCGGAGCCGTTGTAGGGGCCGACCACGCCCAGACGCTCCAAGGCATCCAGGAGGCGGGCAGCCTTGGCATAGCCGATATTCATGCGTCGTTGCAAGAGGGCCGTGGAAGCCTTGTTCTCACCCCGGACGATACGGGTAGCCTCCTGGATGTCCGGGGCATCCTCGTCGAGCTCC